CAGCCACAGTTCGCGGCTGGCGATCTGGATGTTGTTGAAGGTTGACAGTTCCTACACGCTGAATTGTGGCTGGATTCAAAAACATTAAAACATGGGCTGCGTCCCCCGATTCGGGGCGCAGCCATGTGACGACATTTCGTAAAGCTGTTGCGTCTGCCGCGACGGTAGCGAATGACTTCATTGATTACACCTATTTCTCAGGCAATCCGGTAGCGAACTTCTACGCTAGTTCCCCGCTAGAGGCGGCAGTAATCGAAGCTAATCGCGGTATTCATGTGCCACAGGTTGAAAGCCAGTTCATCAAGTCGATTACGGTAATGTCTGCGGCAGCAAGTGCTACAGGTACGACTAACCAGAATCAACGACTACTCCTTGCTGACTACCTGATGTATTACCCGTTCGTTGATACGGATGCGGTAGGTGAGCAGCAAGACATGATTCAGAGTACGACATTGCCGCGCTACACCTCCGGCGAAGGTGTGCAGATGATTGCTGTTGCTCAGTCTGCATCATCCACGGTGGGAACCTTTACTGTGTCCTATACCAACTCAGACGGTGTAGCAGGAAGAACAAGCCAATCGACCTTTACGAAGGTGGTTGCCGGTGGTGGGGCGTTAGTCTCTAGTACGACCAATGCGGTGTCAGGATCTCAGCCGTTCGTTCAGTTGCAAGCCGGTGATAAGGGGGTTCGCTCAATAGAGAGCGTTACCTTTACAGCGGCTGGTGGTGGTCTGATGTGTCTGGTATTAGTCAAGCCTTTACAGCACTTCTACTCAACACAGGAATGCCGCAGAACGACCACAGGAAACCTGGGGTCCTACGGTGCAGCGAGTCAGTTTGAGTCAGTGATTCACCGTACTCCGGTAGAAATAAAACAGGGCGCTCTTTTGGGCGTTATCGGACTGGGTAATGCCGGTTCTCTCGCATCATCTATTCTGGTGGGAACACTGGAAACTTTCTGGAGCTAAATATTATGGGTTGGGTCAGCCAAGATGATTTAATCAATCAAATCACTGTCAATGGAAAAATTGATAGTGTTGTCTATCAAAAGACCACAGTAGCGGCAGGACAAGCCGGTTTCTGGCAGCATCTGTTTAACTCGGTAGGCACTGTTCCTGCGGCAACCTTTGGTGGTGCTGAAGCTACCTTTGTGCCAACGAATGAATCGTGGTCAGAAGGTGCTATCTACATTGCTGACCAGACTTCCCCTGCGACTAAGCATATCCTCAACATGGGTGCTTCAGTGGTTGCAGCGGCAGGTGCGCCTTGGTTCATTCAGCCTATCGACTTGGTAGGTTATGCAAAGCTAACGACCACCAACGTATCGACTACGGGCGCTAAGACGATCACCATGACACCTATCGCCAGTACAGCGGCGGATGAGGATCGTTACCCAGAGGGTGAAGGCTTGCGGATGTTTGTCGGTGCGTACGCGACAATGGGCGCTAATGCGCCTACCTGCACGATTCAATACACAAACTCAGCAAACGTAGCGAGCAGGAACGCAACTTCCTTTACCTCGACTGCGGCAGCAACTAACGGCACGATCCTGAACTCAGGTAACGCAGCGGGTAAGTATGGCCCGTTTGTTCCGCTTCAGGCAGGCGATACGGGAGTGAAAGACATTGTTTCGCTGACATGGGCGGGTACTGCTCACGCTTCGGGTTCTGTGTTTATCGGTCTGTGCAAGCCTCTGGGAATGCCTATCCCTGTTCCGGCTACAGGTCTGTATAACCTCGTTGATTTCGTCAATACCCTTCCAAGTATGCCGCGCTTGCGTAATGCACAGAATGTTAGCTTCCTGCTCTTTGGTACAGGTGCAACGACTTCCGGTGCTACGGTGTATGTGAACTTCGACTACGGTTGGGGCGGGTAATGGGCTTGTTGCAGAACGGTTATTGTCACAATCTTTCCGGAAAGATTGTTGGCGCGACCAATCTAGACGGTGCTAATCCGTTCTCCCAAATCTACTGGGGGCATCGTACTGCGGCAAACCGTAACATATTTGCAAGCGAGGGGATCACTGATGACCTCGTTTCCGTACCAAGTGGTGCTAGACCGTCTATAGCGTGGATCATGGCGAGAAAGGCTGGCGGTTTATCGTCAGCAAATGAAGCGGTAGGAACTAGCACTGCGTCATTATCAATGGCATCCGGCTGGAACCTCGCTGCTTCAACTACGGCAACCAGTAGCGGTCAGGCAACCTTGCAACTTGTGGTGTCGATGGTAGGAACCTCTACCGGCAGTGCAACGGTTACAGGCAACATTCTCGCTGCGTTGGGCATGGTAGGGAGCAGTACTGGATCTGGTACGGCTACAGGAACGATTAACGCCATTGCATGGGCTTACGGTGAAGCGGTTGGCACGAGCACTGCAACGCTAACCCGATACGCCACAGGGAGGCTTTACGGGGCTATTACGCCATTTACTGACCTGTCACCAGAAGGACTCGCGTCAGCGGTGATTGCTGCTGCACAGATTAGCCCGATTCACTCAGACGTTCGTAAGGTCAATAGCTACACAGTCACCGGTGATGGTCAGTCTGGATCTGAATGGGGGCCATAAGTGGCATCGTCATGGGGTAATAGCTGGCTTGAATCGTGGGGCAATGCTTGGGGAGTGATAACCCCATCAGTAGGTGCAACGCTAAAATACTGGACAGGTGCCACTTGGGAAGCAAAGACACTCAAGCGATGGAACGGTAGTACATGGGCAGTTGAACCAATTAGCTACTGGAATGGATCATCATGGGTATGAAACAACTCGGACAGTCTATGACACCCGAATTGCAACGCTACTACGAAGATCGACTCTCCATGATGGCTTCCGACGCATGGAATGACCTGATGGAAGATGTCGAGACAATGCTCAAGGCGACTGACACCCTATCGGGCGTTACTCAGGACAATTTCCGTTTCAAGCAGGGTGAGGTATCGATTATGAAGTGGTTACTCTCGCTGCGAGACACATCAACCAAGGCTTACGAGGAGCTTCAACTTGAAGATGTTGAATGATTACTGTTGCGAATCCTGCGGCACAGTGCAGGAGCGGTTCATTGATGGCGAAACAGTCGCTGTAGCCTGCGTTTGCGGCGAGATTACCAAACGGGTTATCGGTATGCCCCGCGTGGCGCTGGACGGGACAGACCCTAGCTTTCCTGGGGCCTATGACAAATGGGCGAGAGTAAGGGAAGAAAATGCCCGCATAAAAGCGAAGCGCAGCTATGCAGAGTGAGCATTTACTTACGCTAGAATACATGCTATAACTGTTTTACAAAGTCCTCCGACGAAAGTGGGAGGTTTATAACCTGCGGTGGTGAGGCAATGCCTGATACCCGACAAGGAGCGACAAATGGCTGAAATAACGGAACTTGAGAGTGAAATTGGCGAACTGGAAGCCGTTGAGGAGCAGATCCAAGACGCGCAAGTAGAGCAAGCCGACCAGACGCAAGCTGCACCTGAGTCTGAAGATGACGACATCCCTCCGCAATTTCGCGGAAAGTCATTGAAGGACATTGCCAAGTACGCCGCGAGTACCGAAAAGGCTCTGAGCAAACAAGGCAATGAATTGGGTGAAGTAAGGCGACTGGCAGATGAACTTCTGAAATCTCAACTGATCGCTAATAAAGCCCCTGAGCCAGAGAAGAAAGAAGTAGATTTTTTTGAGAACCCACATGAAGCTGTGCGGAACCTCGTTGATAACCACCCTGCGGTGCTGCAAGCCCAACAAATGGCTGTAGCGAACCAAAGGACGTATGCCAAGCAAGCGTTTTTAGCGAAACATCCTGACGCCGGAACCGTTGTTCAAGATCCAGAGTTTGTTGAATGGGTTAAAGGCAGCAAGATTCGCAGCCAGTTGTTTCAGCAAGCCGAAGCTTACGATGTCGATGCAGGGGACGAATTGCTTTCGACCTTCAAGCAACTGAAAGCTGTCAAACAGCAGCAAGTGCGCGAAGTGGATACCAAAGTACGCGATCAATCGTTGAAAGCGGCTGCGGTGGATACGGGAGGGTCTGGTGAGAGTTCCAGAAAGATTTATCGTCGGACTGATCTGATCAATTTGAAAATCCGTGACCCGAATAAGTATGAAGCGATGGGCGATGAAATCCTCGCCGCTTATGCTCAGGGTCGTGTTAGGTAGTTAATTTTAAAGGAGTTTTACCATGGGCTTAGGCACCAATCAAACCACCGTTACCACCTCCGCTAACTTTATCCCAGAGATCTGGTCGGACGAAGTACTGGCACGTTATAAACAACAACTTGTTCTGGCTAACCTTGTTACCAAGGTTAACTTCAAAGGTAAGAAGGGCGACACGCTCCACTTGCCTGTCCCGGCTCGCGGCGCAGCTTCGGCTAAAGCGGCGAACACCCAAGTCACCCTGATCGCTGACACTGCGACTCTGGTTGATGTGTTGATCAACAAGCATTTCGAGTACTCGAAACTGTACGAAGATATTGCTGAGATGCAGGCTCTGTCGTCCATGCGTAAGTTCTACACGGAAGATGGCGGCTACGCTCTTGCCAAGCAGGTTGATCAGGACATCGCTTTGATGGCTCACTACTTCAACGGTGGCAACAGCACTCCGTCACTGACGAATGCGTGGGAAGGCGCAGTTATCGGCGGCGACGGTTCGACGGCATTTGATGGCTCTGGTGATGGTAACGGTACTGCACTGACTGATGCTGGTCTGCGTAAAGCCATTCAGACGCTTGAGGACAATGACATTGCCTCGAACGAACTGAAACTGGTGATCCCGCCGGTTGAAGCTGCCGTTCTGCGCGGCATTTCGCGCTTCACTGAGCAAGCCTTTGTTGGTAACGGCAACGTGATCAAGACTGGTATGCTCGGCAATCTGTACGGCGTTGAAGTGTTCGTTTCGTCCAACGTGCCTTGGGTGCACTGCGAAGGTACTGATGACGCGACAGCTACCAACTTCTCCAGCGCTTCATTGTCTGGTGCAGGTACTGATGCGTTTGGCCTGGCTTATGACTTCACTGGTCATACCGACACCAAGTTCCGTGTCTGTACGCTGATGCACAAGGACGCTATTGCTCACGCTGAACAGCAGGGTATCCGTACCCAAGCTCAGTACAAGCAAGAGTACCTTGGCACGTTGGTGACTGCTGATACCGTGTATGGCGTGAAGTGCTTGAGGACGTATGCGGGATTGAGCCTGATCGTCCCAGCTTGATAACTCCTTGATTTAAAAGGAAATTAACTACGGAGTTAATAGCTCCGTAGCACTTTAACCAAAGGAGAAAATCATGGCAGTTACTTTTGAACGTGGAGTTAAGC